CAAGCAGGCCTACACCATGGGCATCAAGACCATCATGCAGGCCCGCAAGGTGCTGATGGTGGTCAACGGCACCGGCAAGGCCGAGATCGTGAAGAAGGCCTTCTTCGGCCCGGTCACCCCGGAGGTGCCCGCCAGCATCCTGCAGATGCACCCCGACTTCACCCTCGTGGGCGACGAAGAGGCCCTGAGCCTGATCTGATCGGTTCCCCAAAGCATGTTTCTGCCGCCGCACGGCCCTGCCACCGTGCGGCGGCTTTTTTCTGAGCAGGGGAATTGTAACGCGGCAAAAAATACAGTATACTGGAACAAAAACCACCACGAGGGAGGGGCGGCCGATGTTCAGCGAAGAGATGATCTGCAGCCTGAATGATCTGGAGCTGGAAGTTTATAAGTATGTTGTGCGGAACGCGGACAAGGTGTGCTATATGCGCATCCGGGAGTTTGCGGATGCCGCCCATGTGTCTGCTTCCACCGGCGAGATGAGCAAGCGGTACGGCTTCGTCTATGTGGACAAGCAGGACGACGGTACCGGTACGCTGGCCCGCAGCAAGAAAGATTCCTTCTACTGGTATCAGAAGGTCATCCGCTCCAACGGCGCAGACCTCTGAGCGTTTTCCTCCGTTTCATAAATGCAGAAAGCCGCCCCGCAGGCACCGGAAGTTCCGGCCTGCGGGGCGGCTTTTGCTGTGTGCTGTGCGCCGTGCGGCCGGTCAGCATGGCCGCAACAAGCCGTTTTATCAGGATTACTCCTTCCGCAAGGAGTACATGAGCGTGGGGAATCTGGTGCACAAGCACTCGTACCTGGATGCGGAAGCATAAGCCGAACACAACACGAAAGGGCCTCCCCGGAATGGGGAGGCCCTTTCTATGCGTTTACGACTTGACGTGGATCACGTTGGAAGGGGAAAGCATCAGTGCTTCTCTTTGTACTTAAGGCTGGTGAATGCGCCTACGACCATCAGCAGCATGCCGCTGAATGCCATGCCCAGAGCGGCCATCCAGTTCACGCCGGTCTGCGGCAGTGCATCCTGCACAGCGGGCAGGACCGCGTCAGACGGCAGGACCGGAGTTTCCGGAGCAGCATCATCCGGGGTGGCGTCCTGCACGGGCGGCAGCTCGGGGGTCTCCGGGGTCACGACTTCGTCCGGGGTCTCATCCTCCACAGGGCCGTCCGGGGTATCGGGATCCACCGGCGGAGTGACCGGCGGGACGATAACGGTCTCTTCACCGGAGACGGTCACCTTCCGGGTCTCGATGGAGGTATAGTTGTAGTCCACATGGGCGTCGGTGGTGGTCACGGTCTCCTTGGACACTGGCGTGGTGTTCACCTTGTCCGTGGTGCGGTAGGTGTAGGAAACTTTGCCCTCATCGTGCTCCTTGCTGCCGGAGCCGGTGAAGAGCTTCTTCAGCACCTCGGTAAAGGTGGTGTAGTGGCCTTTGCCGGTACCGGATCCGGTAACCGTTTCGCTCTTATCCTGCGTATAGGCACCGTTGAAGCCGCCGGAAGTATTTTCGCCGTAAGCCGTAGCACTCTCACTGGTTTTATGTGTGGTGGTCTGCTGGTTCAGCTCCAGAAGGCGGTTGGCGAAGTCCTGAGAGCTGCGGATGCTCAGCGGGGCGGTGATGGTCTTGATGGTGGATTCCGTCTGGCCGACGACCTTGCCCTCGCTCACCTGGGTCAGCTTGGAGATCATCAGGTCGTAGCCGCCCACATAGCCCCAGCTGCCATCCTGCCGCTGGTAGGTGCTGTTGACGCAGGTGTTGGCGTCCCGGGTCATGTAGCCGTAGGAGGTCATCTCGGCAGTCTTGGTGTAGACCTGGTAGGTGGTGTAATCTACAAGGAGGCCGGGGGAAGTGATGGGCACCACATAGGTACCGTAGATCGCAGCCCATTCGTCATCACTGAAATCTCGCCTCGTCTTGCCTGTGGCCTCCAGGTAGGCTTCCAGAGCGGAACCGTAGTCATAGTAGGTCTTGACCTTGCCGGTCTTTTTGTCCTTCACAGCATCATAGGCTACGGTGCCGGTGAGCTTGTAGAAGGCACTCCTCTCGGGGTTGTTGTTTTTACCATCGAGGCGGTCATACTCGTAGTGATAGCCCTGGCCGTCCTCCGTATCCATGGAGATGTGCTTCTCCAGGCCCACCGTCTTGTTGCTGCCGTCGCCCTTTACCAGTTTATCAGCGTCGTAGTTCCATTCCAGCTTCTGGTTCTTGGCAAGAAGCACGCAGTCGGTCTGGGTCACGTTGCCGTCTTTATCCGGCAGCTTGTCCATCTTGGCACCGGAGGCCAGGTCCAGGTGGGTGATGTAGTCTCCCTTCTCCGGCGCTACGTACTTGGGAGGATTCTTGGGGTTGTGCTTGAGGTTCTCATCACCGGAGTAATAGTTCTTCAGCTTCTCCTCATACTTGGTGCCCTTGTTCACGGTCACTTCTGTATTTTTTGCCTCGTCGGCCTGGGCGTTCAGGGCGGCGATGAGGGCCTGCTGGGACATATTTTCGTGGGACACAGCCGTGGTAAAGTGCTTGATGATCTCCGTTTTCTGGCTGTCGATGTCCTTGATCTCCAGGTCGCCGATGTAGAGTTTCTCGCCATCCTTCAGCGTAGGCTTAATGGCGTCTACCTTCTTCTTCAGCTCCTGGTACAGCCTATCCTGTGCAGCCTCTAAGGCTGCCTTGTCACCGTCCTTTATGGTCTCTGTCACGGAGACAGCCTCACTGACCGATGTGTCGATCCTCAGGGTCTTTTTGCTCAGGCTGCGGTAGTCGATGGTAACGGTGGTTTCGCCGACCTTGTAGGTGGCAGTCTTAGCAGTGGTATCCAAAGTGATCTGACCATTGGATTCCGGGAACTTCGCAGCCAGCATGGCCTTGATAGTGGGTTCATCCAGGTCCTTTTCTTCCCCAAGAGTAAAGGTGTAGGTGATGGTCTTGTCGCCATCCTCCTTGGTGGCGGTGTAGGTGCCGTCAGAGTTCTTCTTCAGGTTCTTGTAGGTTTTGCCGTCCTTGGTCGTGAGGGTAGTGCCCGTCAGGGTCCAGGTGTCGTCTACGAGAGTTTGGTCAAGGGTTTCCTTCGTCGTCTCGGTCTTGCGGGTCCTGGTCTCCACGGTCCAGCTGGATTCAGTGACAGAATCAAACTTGATGTCACTGATGGTGTAACCCTCGGCCTGCAGCTGATCAATGGATTTGCCAGTGGAGGCGGCAAGAGCATCCCAGGCGGCCTGTTTCTGCTCGAAAGTAGTGAGGGAGACGGCTGCTTCTCTAAAGGTGTAGATGGTCTCGGTGATGCTGCCGTCGTCGTTCTTGGTGGTCACGGTGTAGATGGTCGCATCGTTTGTGTCGATCTTGACCACATTGGGGTCATTGGGGTCGGGCCGCTCAGGCATGGTACCAAAGATGGAATCGGGGGTAACAAAGGAGGCCGTATAATTGCCCTTCTCGCCCTTCTTGGACCAGGAGATAGTGCCGCTGGTGACGTAGGCGGTGCCGGTCACGGTGGTCTCCTTCACGTCCTCGGCGTCCTTGCCGTCCACGGTAGTCTCGGAAGGCTTCGATTCAGTATGCGTGTCGGTAATTTTGGCATCCTTATACTGGAAGGTGTAGGTGATGGTCTGGCCGTCCTTTTCCCGGGTGACGGTCAGAGTGTCGCCTGTAAGGTCAATGTCCTTCAGCTCATTCTCAGTGAGGGTGATGTCATACTTCCCGGCAGCCTCCCGCAGGGCGGCCTTGATGGCTTCGGTCTTGGCGGTGGTTTCGGCTTCGTCCTTTCCGCTCACCTGGCCGGGGGTCTTGTGGGTCTCCTGGACCTTGACCTGATAGCGCAGGGTGTGACGCTTGGCCTCCAGCTGCTCAAAGGTCAGTTTTTCGCCATTGTAGTACACGCCGTCCTGGTCGCCGGTAAAGCCTTCGCCCAGACGATCAGCCAGTTCCTGGTTGGTAAGGTCACGATCCTCATCGGTCTTGGTGATGGTGTACTCCCGGATGGTGGTGGTGCCGTCCTCATTCTGGATGGTCTTAGTATAGATGTAGGTGCCGTCGTCCTTTTTAACGGTGGTGGGGTCCTGGAGGATATTTTCCAGCTCCGTGGAGGGGAGAATGACTTCAGCATTCTCATCCTTAATGTCCGGCTGCTTGATCTCGGTGTCCAGGTCCTTTTCGCCCGGTTCGGTGCCCTTGTCCATCCGGATCTTCAGGGTGGTCTCGGTGGTGGTCTGCACCGAATCCCCGGTAACCTCGTACACCGTGGTACGGGTGCCGATGACCTTGCCCTCCTCGTCCAGGATGTCCTCGGTCTTTTTCAGGGTATAGGAGCCGTCCTCCTTTTTGTCCAGGTGCTCGCTCTCGTCCATCAGCTTGGCGATATCCTCGGCAGAAAGGCGCTTTGCCTCCCCGGGCTCGGTCTTTTTCAGGGTCAGCTCCTTGGAGTTGCCGTCCTCAGAGGGCTTGGACTCCTGGATGGTATAGCCGTTGTACTTGGCCTTTTCTTCCTGGTCCTTCCCGGCTTCGGCGTCCACGCCGTCCCAGGTCAGCTTCGAGCGGTCCTCGCCCAGCTCCTGGTCCAGGTCGATCTGGCCCTTCTTCTCGTCCTTTTGCTTATCGCCAGTCTCCTGGGTCTCGGTCTTGGTCTCAGCCTTTGCCTCGCCGGTGCCCTGGTCGGTGGTGATCTGGGTACCCGGGGTGGTGGTGCTGCCGTCGGGGTGGGTGGTGGTCTTGCCCATCTCTACCTCAGTGGTGGAGGCGTCGGGGTCCACGGTCTCGGTCTTGGTGGCCTCACCGATCTTGCCCGTCTCGCCAGTCTCCTCATCCTTCTTGCTGGTGTCGATGACGTCGCCCTCGGTGATGGTGGTGTCGGGGTCCTTGGGGTCCGGCTGGGGGTCCTTGTAGTCGATCTCTACATCCTTAGACTCCGTATCCGGGGCAAAGGCAGGGTCCTGTTCCTTTTTGTCGGCCTCCTGGTTCACAGGGGCCTCCACCTGGTCCTTGCCGGTCTCCTGGGCAGGGTCCTTGCCCTCCGGGTCCTTCTGGTCGGAACCTTCCTCCAAAGCGGCCTTGGGGTCGGCGTCCTTGCCTTCAGGGTCCGCAGGAGCGTCTACTGCGTGAGCCACCAGGGGTTGGGCGGCAACGCAGGCGGTAAGTGCTACGGACATTGCAGCGAGTTTTAAGTTTTTGTTTGTCATAATGGGTGGCTCCTTTCAAATGGTGTCAAGTCTTTTACGCATTACAACTGTCCCATATGATGGACATATTTCAAGGCTTACTATCCTGCTTCCTTTACACCATTTTCCGGTGCGGGTTGTCAAGAAAAAATGTGTAGAAACGCATGATTTGTGAAAATATTCCAAAGTCTGAATTGGATATTTTGCACAAATCACAAGAATTTGTTGCAGAAAAAAGAGAAACTGTTGCGGACGTGAAATGATGCGGTTGCGGTACTGGTGCAGAGTGTGCGGATTGTTGCGGAAAACCACTTTTTGAGGGACGGAATTTCTGGCAAAGAACCGGCTGGAATTTCTCCTGCCGCCCTGCTGCAGACGAAAAAAGGCCCCCGGAAACCTGCGTCTCCGGGGGCCTTGCCCTCTACCTTATATAGGGCAGTCGGCGATCACTGCTTCTGCTTCAGCCGGGCCATGTAGCTGTCGGCGGCCACGGCGGCAGCGGTGAAGCTGTTGTTCTTCCACCAGCTGATGAGGGCGGCCACGGTGGTGATGCCGGCGGTGACCAGCTGCTCCACAGTGGTGCTCTCGATGGGCAGCACGGGCTTGCCCATTGCGCTCAGCACCTGATTGGTCAGGGCCAGCAGGAGCACAGCGGTGCGGGCCAGGGTAGCGGCGGAGATCTTGTTGCTCAGTTCCATAAATCAGTTCCTCTCTTTCATTCGTTCATGGTTCTCAAGGTCGGCGATGCGGTGGTTGGCCACCTTCATCTGCTCTTCCAGAATGGGCACGCGGCGGGCGAAATTGTTGTGCTCGCGCACCTCGCGGGTCAGCTCTTCGAGCTTTGTGTCGGTCACGGCCTGACTGCGGCTGTTGGCGATCAGCACCCCGATCAGGGTCACGGCACCGGCGATCAGGGCGGACAGGATGCTTTCCATTGGATTCACCTCCTTCTTAACCTGTCCAGCGGCTTTTGGCGGGGCGGGTGTCCACATGGACCCAGCCCACAGCCCGTCCGGCCCGGGGCGGGTACCGGCCGATGCCGCCGGTGCCGGGCAGGCAGGTCTCTGCATAGGCGGCCAGCTGCTCCACCGGGATGCCCTGCACCCGGATGTCGGCAGCGCGCCCATACAGATGCTGGCTGTAGGCGGCCCCGCCCACGGATTTGTTGTGAGCGGCGGTGCGGTAGCCGCTGGTGATGACTACGGGGCGGCCGAAGTGGTCGCGGATCTTCTGCAGCAGGGCGGCAAGGCTGCTGTCCACGAACACAGGGTCCGAGCCATCTTTGCAGGCAAACTCGGCCACGGTGAAGTTTGCGCTCAGCTTCCGGGTGCCGTCCCGCGTGCGGGACCAGGCTTCAAGCATCGGCTTCCACCTCCGCCAGCAGGGCTTTCACGGTGCTGCGCAGACGGGCGGGCACCTCGTCCAGCGTCTTGATACCCTTGCGGATTAGGGCTGCATAAATTTTCGCCATCAATTTTCCTCCTTTTCTTCGTACAGCTCGCACAGGGCCACCTGAAGATCGGTGACACTGCTCTCCACGGCGGTCACCTGTGTCAGCAGGTCCGCGAGGGTGGGGTAGTGGTAGCCGGTGAGCCAGATCTCTACGGTGTAACCGCCGGTCGACGTTTCTGTTGCAAAGTGCAGGGTCCCGTTTGTCTGGAAAGTCGTGTTGGATGCGAAAATTCCAGTGCCATTTCCGTAGTTATGATTGGCGGTGCCGCCTTTTGCGATGTCTACTTCTTCGCCGTATGCGTGGGAACTGTCGTTGTACCTCGTCTTGACGTGCACGTAGTCCAGGCCGTCTGGCATTTTGATATCGTAGGTCTTCCACCTTTTTCCGGTTTCTTCGTAGTGGTTCCACACCAGCCGGGGCTCCGACTTTACCGCCACGGCGGCAGCGATCTTGTCATTGAGCGTTTTGGCGCTGAGGGTGCCGTCCGGGGCGATGTCCAGCGCTTCGCCCACCTTCACGCCGCCCAGCTGGGCCGCCGTGGCGGCAGGTAGGGTGTAGGGGGTGCCGAACTTCCGGTCCGCCTCCTGCTTGGTGTAGAAGCTGCCGTTGTCCAGGTTCCGGATGCTCTGTTCCAGGCGGTCCAGCTTTTCGGTGCCCTGGGCCATCTGGGCGGCCTGGGCCGCCTGCCATTGCTCCACCAGCTGGGCCGTGGGGATGCCAGTCACGCCGTCCCGCATGACGCCGCACACCGCCTCGTCGGCCCGGGTGTCGGTGATGTCGGCGGCGGTGACGACCGAGGAACCGGCAGGCACCGACACGGTGCACAGGCCCAGCTCGTACTGGTTGTGATTCTGCAGGATGGCGGGAGGCTCCGGGGCGGCGGCAGGGGTGCCGGGTTTGAGCTTGACGGCGGTCAGGTTGGCTGCGGTGTCGAACTGCAGCACCACCCGGTCGATGCGGGGCAGGGTGCTGTCGGCGTCCGGGATGGTCAGGGCGACCGCTTCCCGGCTGCAGGCGGAGACGCCCTTGAAGTCGTCGTAGTTGACCCACGCAAGGCCGGGGGCCACGGCGATCTGCCGCGGGCCGGTGACGCTGACCGCGTAATTTGTGTCCTTGGCGTAGACGCCGGAGGTGCGGGTGCACAGATAGGTGCTCACGTCCTCCGCGTCGTAGGTGACGCCGTTCAGCGGGTAAGTGATGATGCTCATGGTTTCCTCCTGAGAATGGGTGTGCCGATCTCGGTAGTGACCGTGTTTTCGCCCTTCTGGGAACTCAGGGTCACGCTGGTGATGCGGGCGGCCGCCTGGATGTCGGTGCCGGGCAGGCTGGCTGCCACCACCTTGCCCACCGTGACGCTGCCCGTTGGCGTGAAGCGGAAGTTTTCGATGCGGGTGTGCTTGGCGAGTTCCTGCTCGCCCAGCGCCCGCAGGGCGGCCAGATATTCCTCCTGCGTCTGGCCGTCCTCCTTCTTTTTGCTGGAGGCGTCCAGATACAGTTCCCGCCGGGCAGAGCCGGTGTTGCCGGTGGCACCCACGGTGACGGTGCCGTCCGCGCCCGCCACGGTCACGATGTTCTTGTAGTCGGTGATGCTCTCAGTGTAGGTCAGGCCGGTCAGGTTGCCGTACTGCGGGGCGTACCGGGCGTTGGGATCCAGCTTTGGGCGGTACAGCTCAAACAGCAGCTTCTTGGCCGGCTGGTCGAACCGCACCCGGAAGCCGATGTCCAGTTCCTGGCACACCTGTTCGGCGATGCTGAGCAGGCTGCCGGGCTTGACCTCGCCGGTGTAGGCGTCAGCAAGATCTGCAAGCACGCCCAGCTCCAGCCCCGGCCATGCAGCCGCACCGGACACAAGGCTGCGCAGGGTGCTTTCCACCGCAAAACCGCTCAGGGTCTGGGTGCTGATGCGCTCGTCCAGGATGCAGGCGGCGTCCCTGGCCGAGATCACGAGCTTGTGTTCGGAGCGGTCGGTCTGCGCCGAGCAGATGCGCATGATGCGGTCGGAGCCGGTGAGCCAGAGGTACCGGTCCGGGCGGCACAGCGCCTGCAGGTCGGTGGAGGCGTGCAGCTCCAGCTGCGCACCCTGCACCCCGCTGTACACGTTGTAGCGCTCCGGCCAGACCAGCGACACCCAGCTTTCCAGCCGGGCCAGCAGGTTCAGCTGGCCGTCGTAGACGCAGATGCTCTTGTGGACGCCTGCGGTCAGGGCGCTTGTCCGTTCAGCCATTTTTCGCCTCCGTTTCCAGCACCACGGTGGAGAACGCCGTGCTGCAGGTCAGGGTCAGGAACAGCCATTCCGTGCCGGAATCCGCTGTGCGCTGCCATGCCTGCGTCCCGTGGCGCAAAGTCCACAGGGTGCTGCTCCCGTCCAGCGTGGACATGATGTTGTAGCCGGTGCCGTCGATGATCTGTTCCAGTTTCAGCTGGCCGCTCTCGCGGTACAGCCGGAGCTTGTCGCCGTCCTGCAGGGTGGTGACAAAGCGCAGAAACTCGCCGGTCTCCGGGTCCTTGACGCCGGGGTTGACCACCGGACCGCGGGCTTCCAACGTCAGAGCCCAGTCCTGGGTGTCCAGCCCGGTGTTGGCGATACGCAAATAGTTGGCCTGTTCCCGCACGCCGTAGCTGTGCACATCGTAGCACACCGGCAGGCGGAAGGTGGGTGTTACGCTCAAGGTCGAGACGGTGAGCTCCTTCACGCTGTGCCAGTAAGGGTCCGGGCAGTAGATCTGAAACGAGAAGGTGGGCCACAGGCCGGACACGCTGATGTCCGGGGTGCGCTGCACCTCGGCGTCGCACCAATAAGCCCCGGCAATGGTCAGCCGGCCGGTGACGTAGGGCGCGAACACATCCCGCAGCTGGCGCTTGCAGTAGTCCTGATTGCGCAGGATGCGCCCGGTGACCGTGCGGGTCACGCCGGAAATGCTCCGGCTCTCCACGGTGGCACCCACTTGCTGGTAACCCTGGCTGGTCTCCAGATCCACGGGCAGGTCACCCAGCGGAGTGATGCTCCACAACACGCCCGCCTTGTAGCCAAAGGAAAAGGTCAGGCCGTTGCTGGCCTTGAAGATCGCGTCAAACACCCTGCAGCACCGCCCTTTCCTGCTCGTACTGTGCCTCGCGCATCAGGTCGGCAGCCGTCTGCGCCTTGGAATAAATATATTGGTTGACCTCGATGTTGGGCCGCTGGGTGCGCTGCGGCAGCGGAGCACGCTTCTCGTAGTCCCACAAAGAACCGGAGGCCGTGGAGGTCGTACTACCGGAAGTGCTACCGGAGATGCCGGGCGTGGTCTTGCGCTTGAACGCGCCGCCGACGCTGGCCACGATGGCCGCAATGGCAGCGGTCAGGGCCACGCCTGCCGCGATCATGAGCAGCGCCTGCGGGGCACCGAATCCGGTGGGGAACAGTGCCGCCGCGACGGCTTCCAGCATCCCCACAAAGGCGCTGCCGATGGAGCCGATCAGGGTGCCCATGGAGGCCAAAATCTCCGGGAAGCTGGAGATCAGTCCGCCTTTCAGGCCGGTGCTGATGGCAGCGGCAGCCGCAGTGAGCGGACCTTTGAGTCCCTGAAAGATGCCGGTGAGGGTGGAACCAAGGCCCTGCGCCTGCGTGAGCACGTCTGCAAAACCGCTGGTCAGGCCCTTGGCGAGGTCGCCGCCCATATCCCACAGGCCGTTGGAGACGGCACTGACCCCCTTGCCCAGCGCGTTGTTGACCTGCTGGATCAGGTTCTTGCCGAAGTCGTCAATGAGCTGCTTTGCCTGCGGGGCAAGGCCGTTGTACAGGGTGGACAGCACCCATTCGCCGACAGACTGCCAGTCCTGCTTCTTCACAGCAGTCACCAGCGTGCTGAAGGTACCCACCACGCCCTTGTCGGCCTCGTCCTGCCAGCCCTTGACGAGGCCGTCAAAGCTGTTGGCAGAGGCTTTCTTGATCTCCTCGGTGATCTGCGGGACACCATCGGCGGCAATGGTCTTGACCCGCTCCACCGTGACCAGCGCCCCGTCCACGATGTCGTTGCAGGTCTCGGTGATGACCTGTTTCTGGGTCGTGGTTTTGTCGGTCAGGGTCTCGGTGATGGTCTTGGTGCCGGTGGCAATGCCGTTGACCACGGAATCCGTTGTAGACGTAACGGTCTTGGCTACAGTGGCGGCAATTTCCTCGTAGACCTTCTGGGTCTGGGCGGTGGTCTTGCCGTTTTCGGTCACATACTTGGTGACGGTCTTGTAGTTCTTGGCCACACCGTTGACCATTTCCTTACCGGATTCGGTCACGGTCTTGGTCAGGCGGTCGTACTCTTCAGAGCCCTTTTTCAGGTGCTCGGTCAGCTCCACTGTCTGGGTCGTGACCTTGCCCAGAGCATTCTGAGAAACGCTGGTGCCGACGTCCTGCAGGGACCACAGCAGGGCCTCGGTGGCGGACTTTGTGGAGGTGGCTTTCTTCTTGCTCGTGGTGCCGCCGGTAGAAGGCGCAATGCTGCTGATGACCGCGTTGCTGGCCGTGTTCGGGAGCTTATCCGACCACATACCGCCGTTGGAGGTGCGCCGTGCATGGCCGCCGTCCTTCTGCCGCTGCTGGGTCTTGTTGTCCGCGTAGTTCTGTCGGGTCTGATGATAGGCAGCGTTGTAGGCGTCCACAGGGCTTTCCAGGCGGCCAAGTGCGGCGATCGCATTTCCGACGCCGTTGGCTACGGCCATGATCACATTCAGCTTGTCGAGGATATAGTCTGCCACCGAGGAAAACCAGTCCTTGATGGAACTCCACGCGCTGTTCCAGCCCTCCCGGAAGTCCTCGTTTGCGGCATAAGCCGTTGCCAGACCGCCCGCAAGGGCAGCCAGAGCCGTCACCACGATGGCGACGGGATTGGCTGCCATGACCGCGTTCAGGGCCGCCTGCGCAATAGTCATGCCCTCGGTGGCATTGCGCACTGCGCTGATGACGCCGGAGATGGCCATGGCCGTGCGGTAGGCGATAAATCCGCTGGTGCCTGCAGCGATGGCCGCCGTGACAACGGTCACGGTAGTGTTGAGCTGCTGCAGCTTTTCATCATCGCTCAGGATGGAGGTGACCCACTCGTTGGCCTTTTCCACCACGGTGCCGTAAGCGCTGGAAAGCCCGGTGGAAAGCTCACCGGCCAGCTGCTTGGCGTTGTCCTGCAGGGTGGTGATGCGGCCGGAGAGGGTCTCGCTCTGGGTCTCCATGCTGCCGTAGTAGCGCCCGCCCTCTTCGGCTGCAGCCTGCAGCGCCTGCGTCAGCACGTCATAGGTGACGGTCATGTTCTGGACTTCCTGCACCGACTTGCCGGTGTAGTCGGCCAGCACCTGATAGATGTTGATGCCCGCAAACGCAAACTGCTTGATGTCCACCGCGCTGGCCTTGCCGACATTGGCCACCTGCTGCAGGTTCTGCGCCATGCGGCTCAGTTCGGCGTCGCCGCCGCCGGTGGCCTTGATGGCATCGCCCAGGGCGAGGATGGTTTTCTGACTGTACTCGGCGTTCTCACCGGCACTCAGCAGGTACTGGTTGGCTTCCACCAGCGTGTCCGTGCTGAACGGGGTGCGGGCGGCGTCCTGCTTGATGCTGTCCAGCATGGCGCTGGCCTTTTCCGCATCGCCCAGCATGTTGGTCAGGGCGGTGCGGTAGGTCTCGATCTGGGCGTTGTACTGCACGCCGGACCGGATGAAGCTGCTGGCAAGGTCCTTGACCTTTGCGGCGGCGGTCTGGATGGCAGAGGTCAGCATGACGGCCTTTGCGATCGCGCCGGACAGGGATTCCTGTACCTGCTGGACCCCACTGGCGTTTTTCTTCAGGACGCCGGACGCATCCAGCGCACCGGAAACGGTCTTGTCCACCCCGGAGGCGGCAAGGGCTTTCTTCATGGATCCAGCGAGGTTCTCGCCGACCGTCTGGCCCGCGCTGCCGCCTGCACTGGCGGCTTCGCCGTTCAGGACGCTGGAAATGCTGCCGGTGATGCCCTGCGCCGAGGGCACGATCTGGACATACGCCTTGCCCAGTTCGATTCCGTCCGCCATGGTGTCAACCTCCTTTCAGCGCCGCAAGGGCGGCGTCAAATTCTTCTGCGCTGGCGTAGCACTGCACGTTGCTGGTGTCCGCCTCGCCGCGCAGGTCGGCCAGCACGGAGGGCGGCTTGGACGTGTCGTTGTGCAGCCACCAGAGCACCTGGGTCAGGCGGTCGGCGGCATAGGCCAGCAGTTCCGTCTCAAAGTCCACCGTGCGGCCTGCCGCCTTGCGCAGGCTGCGGCTTGTTTCCGGCAGGCCTGCGGCCAGGGTGGCGGCCAGACGCAGCGGCAGGGCGCGCCAGTCCAGTACATGGTAATACTGGGCAAAATCGCAGATCAGGGCGTCCTCGTCCGATGCGATCAGTTCGGCGAGGATGCAGAGTTTTTTCCGGCCGTGAAGCTGTTTATCAGCTCGCCCAGAGCGTCCGCCACCTTGGCCACCGGCACACGGCCATCCGGGGTGCGCAGGTGGTCATACAGCTTCTTCCGGCCCTCCTTGCCCAGCAGGCGCAGGGTCAGGCGGCTCATGTCAAAGACGTCGCCGTCCTGCATGCCGCCCAGGGCGTCCAGCAACTCGGCGTCGTCCAGTGCGTCCTCGCTCAGTTCGATCTCAAAGCCGTCGTTGGTTTTTGCAGTGATCATGTTAGACCCTCCTTACACGCCCTTGGCGGTGATGTACTCGTAGTGGGTGTTGCCGGTCGTGTCCGGCACGGCGGTCAGGGTGGTGTTGTAGCCCACGGCACCGTTGGAATAGGTGATGTCGCCCACCGAGGTGACGGCGGCGTCCGAGATGACGATGCGCTTGTTCACATCGTCCTTCATGATCATCTCCACCACCCAGCAGCAGTCCTTCTGTTCTTTGGAGTTGGCCTTGACCGTGATGCCGGTGGTCAGGTCGCCGGTGACGTTGTCGTCACCGTACACGGCCTTCAGCACGTCAGGGTTCAGGGATTCCAGCAGGGTGAAAGCGAAGGTGTCCGGCTTCTCGGTCTGCTGGGTCAGCACGGTGTCACCGCCCCAGGCGGTGGTGTTCTCGCTGGAGGGCGAGTTGGAGTTGGTCAGGCCGTCGCTGGAGATATAGCCCAGGCTCTTGAATGCCTTGTCCAGCGCGGTCTTGGCGTCGGTGGGCAAAGTGGTGCCCAGCGGGGCACGCCAGACGGCACCGCCCACCTTGGGCTTTGCAGCGGTCACGTTCTTTGCATCTGCCATAAAAAAGGCTCCTTTCGATCAGTAATGCACCACGCCGAAAACGGCCTGATAGCGGGGTCGTTTTCGGGTGGTGTCGGGGAAATTGTAGTCGGAATAAAGGTCGCAGCGCACAAGCTGCGGCAGGTTGTCGGCGTCCTGCATGGCGGCCTTGACAAGCTCGTTGAGCTTGGCCGCATCCAGGGTGCCGTCGTGGCTGGTGGCGGCGGGCCCGTAGGACTGCACCGCGATGGTGGCGCTATAGATGCCGTCCTCATAGCCGGAGCCGGTCTTTTCCACCACCACAAAGCGGGCGGGGGCCGGTGTTGGCACGCTCAGCCGCACCGGCACGTCCAGCCGCTCGGCCAGAAAGCTGCGGATGGTTTCTTCAATCATTTCTTCCTCTGGTAGCTCCTTACGGTGATGACCCTGCCGTCCTTCAAGTGGCGTTTGTGCTCGTGCACGGTCGCGCCCTTCCGGCTGGCTGATGTGGCTTTGAGCAGGGTGTTGTTGGCCGAGTTATCGTCAACGGCCTGCCGGGTGGCGGTCTCCACCACGGCCACGGCGCGGGTCTGGGCCATATAGGCCTCGTACCCGTCGCCACAGCGGCCTTTCACGGTGTCGGCCCGCGCTTTCAGCACGGCCTGCATCTCGGGGCTGCGCATCAGGGCGCGCACCCCGGCGCGATCCAGCTCAAAGCGCACTTTACTCATCCCTTACCACCTGCACCTTCTTGTTCCAGCACAGCGGGATCATGCGCTCGATGCCCTGCACGACGCCCCCGCAGGTGCGGAAGTGCTGGCCGAAAAACGCCACCTGCACGTCGTTCCAGTCGTGGGCGTCGCCCTTGGGGATGGCCAGCGTGTAGGCCAGCCGCCGGCCGGTCAGCTGCAGTTCGGTGGTGATCTCCTCGGCGGAGGGTTCGCCCACCAGCACGTTGTGCACGGTGACCGGCGTTTCGGTGTAGACCGGGGCGTCGGCCTCGTCTGTGCCGGACTGGGTCTTTTCGTACAGGGTGATGTCGATGCCTTTCAACATAAGTCCTCCAGCGGGCTGCGGGCCCCCACGCGGCTGCCCACGCCCAGCAGTTTCTTTTCCAGTTTGGAAAGATACAGCTCGCCGGTAGAGCCGCCGCTCATGGTCCAGCTCTGGGAGTAGCCCAGCGCGGTGGCGGTGCCCTGGGTGGAACCCATGGGAAAGCTGACGCCGCCCGTGCTGTCGTCCTCGCCCAACTGGCGGCGCACCATCCGGCAGGACACCACACGCTTGGTGTCGGCATCCGCGTCCGGGTTGTAGTGGTCGATGATCACGGCCGCTTCGCTCAGCAGGGCAACGCAGCGGGTCTGTTCCTCTTTGGAGAGAGCACGGAAGCCGGCCTCCACATCCTGCACTTCAGCGTAAAGCATGGGAAGCACCTCACTTTGCTCTGGTCTTGCGGGCCGCCTTGGGCTTTTCTGCCGCAGGGGCAGCGGGAGGGTCCCGCGCCACCTGCTTATGGCCTGCAGCGGCGTATTCTGCCGCGCGCTCCTCCGCAACGTACATGACCGTACCGGTCAGCTGATTGATAAACTCCACCATCAGCCCGCCGCCTTAGTCAGCTTGTTGAACACGGTGGTATCGCAGCGGAAGCCCACCTCAATCTCGGCACGCACGGCGAACATGTTCTGCTGGAACAGGTTGATGGTGTTGGAACCGTCGGTCAGGGTGGCCTGGTCGGAAATTGCGATCTGCACGCCCTCCACGGTGCCGTACATGGCCTGCGACCAGTCACCGGCAAAGCCGACAACGTGCTTCTTGGCGGCAGTGGAATCCGCGATGTAGGCACCCTTGCTCTGCAGGGTCTTTGCGCCCAGGATCATGGGCACGGCACCCTCGGCCACGTTGTTCAGGAACAGCGGACGGCCGGTGGTGTCCACGGCGTTCAGCAGGGCGGCCTTGCCCTTGGGGGACAGCACCCAGCCGTTCAGGATGCCGTTGTGGTCGGAGATGTCGGCGTCGGCAGCCACAAGGCCCTGATAGGCATTGGTGCCGATCTCCTGCGCGGTGCAGCTCTTCAGGGTGTCGAAGTTGGAGCCCGGCACGGTGACGCCGCCAAACACGGTGGCGTCGAACTTCTGAGCCAGCGCCAGCGGCAGGCGCTTGACCAGCTCGTCATACAGGGCCGGCACATCGCGGCGGAACTGGTTGGAAAAGGGCACGATGACGGCCAGCGTGTAGGGCTGCATGACCTTGGTGGCCAGAGTGCCGCGCTTGACCGGCTTTTTCTCGGTCTCACCCACCCAGGCGGCCTCGGGGTCGCCGGTGATGATGGGGATGGTCGTGCCCAGGCCCGGCAGCTTGATGGAGCGGGCCAGTGCCATGACGGCAGAGCTCTCCTGGGTCTTCTGCAGGATCTCGCTGGACACCTCGCCGGGCAGGGTGATGGTGGTCGTGCGGTTGATATCGGTTGCTGCCATTGTAAATAATCTCTCCTTTACAGGTTACTTGGTCACCTGCTCGAACCAGTCGGCAAACTGCTGACGGGTGGAGCAGGTGGGGGTGTGGTGAGGGTCACCGCCGTCCCGGACGTTGGGGTAGCCGGGCTTTGCAAACTTGAGGATGGCCTGTGCCTGTGCGGTGCAGGCTTCCTCGGTGTCGCCGCTGAGCAGGTCAGCGGGCACGCCGGTGGCAGCGGACACCTTGGCGCGGACTTCCCGCAGGGTGTTGGCGCTGTTCAGGGCGTCCAGCTGCTGCTGGAGCTTTGCGGCCTTCTCGTTTGCTTTCTGCAGCTCAGTCTTGCCTGCCTCCTGGGCGGCATCGAACTGGGCTGCCTTGGCTTTCAGGTCGTCGTAGTCGGCGTATTTGGAGCGCTCACGGGTCAGCCGGTCGGAGATGATGGCGTTCATCTCCGCCTGGGTAAAGGTGCGCTCGGTCTGCTGCTCTCCGGCAGCGGGGGTGTTTTCCTGATGCACAGTTTCTGCCATAATGGATTCTCCTTTCCGGCTTTACCGCAGCCGTGGCGTTGTGAATGATAGGCCGGCAAAAACACCGGCACATGGCACCGTCTGCAGGGTTCGGGCCTGCGGCATCCGGTTTTGGAGACCGGCGCTCTGCCTCTGAGCTAAGACGGCATGAAAAAAGCACTGTGCATTTTTTGCACAGTGCTTAAAGAAAAAGGACGAGATCAGCGGTCAATTGCGGTAACGATCAGAACCAGCACGATCCAGATGGCAAGGCTGATCCAGAGTGGTGACAGCACCCAAAGCCATGACCAGTGAATAAAACCAGTCAACTTTAAGGCGATAAAGAGAATACTCAGCAGGCCGCAAAAGCCGATGCCAGAGTTGGAACCAGAGTGCTTATCCATAGAGTGCCTCCTAAAAATGGGCAAAAGAAAACCACGGTGCGTGTGCATCGTGGTTCAGCGGATGGGGAGAATCAAATACGCCCCTGCTCTTTTAATTTTGCAATTTCCTCAGGCGTCAATTTCCGAAATTTGACAGGCTCTTTTGCCCATGTTTCCTGACGCTCCTGCCAAGCAAGTTCGCCTTCCGTCATATGTTTGTTATCTTTCATGGCAAAATCACCTCCAACACAACTTCTTTCTCTTTTGATAATAATACTCTATACAGGGTGTCTTTGTCAAATAAAAGTTCTCGTTGCTCCTTGAATTTGCTTAACGGTTCAACATATCCAGCCAGAGAACCAGACCTCGCACAAATTGTAATGCGAAAGTCCTTTTTCAAAGAGCCGCTTTTCACTACGGATGTGCTGTAAAATTGTCCGGGGCAAACAATATCTCCCACCTGCATCCCGTCGAAAGGATTGAATTCCATTGCCCGATAGCACAAAACATCATGCTCCAAGGGACTGCGTTTTAGTGCATCAGAGATTCGCTCAGCATACATGCGCAGATGGGCATCTTCTTCTGAATCGCCACGCAGCATTCGGTTGATGCGTTCAAAGAAACGGTTCGGCCTTTGATCTCCGGGGTTATATGTATACTTTTGTATGGCGTCTTGTTCGGCAGCAGAGAGCTTATCAATCCACGGCTGGGCCTCTTTACGGAGAACATCGACCACCTGATTTTCAGGAAGCGGATTAAAGTTTTGGATTTTGGGTAAGGCATTTTTCACGGCATACGCCGCCCGCTTCTGGGCATTGATGGCATCCTTCCGGGCGGCATAGTCAATGCGCCGCATGGCGTTGATGTCGCCGCCGGCGGCATTGTACTGCGCCAGATACTTGTCCGGGTCATACCCGGCCACGGTGGTGCGGTGGTCGAACCGGATGGCAAACTCGCAGTCGCAGTTGGCGTGGATGTGCTGGGCATGACCGCCCTTCAACACTTTATCGCTGGCTTTCTGCCAGCCGTTGGACGCCAGCGTGATGCAGAACGGGCAGGTGTCCCCATGGGGCACCCAGGCCCACTCAGCACCGTCCCGGGCGGCATTGCGCAGGGAGGTGTCCGCCCCGGCACGCTTGACCAGACGGCTGACGCCGTTTGGCAGGTTGGCGGGGTTCTGGTCCTTGGTGGCGTTCACCATGCGGGCCACCTCGTTGTAACTGGCGGTCTCGGCAGGCTCTGCCGCGGGCACCAGAGCACCCTGTGCCTCGGCCAGGGCATCGTACATCTGGCAGGCCAGCTCCGCACTGCCCTCACCGTACTTTGTCACAAGGCCGTAGGCGTAGGCGATCAGGTCCGCCGTGTCTGCGGTGCCGTGCCGGTCGATGTATTCCCGCATGAGCTGCCCGGCTTTCTGGTTCAGCCGGGACAGCCGGGTGATGTACTCATTCCACGTTTTCGCTGAGATCTGCATCTTCCATCTCCATCAGCAGTTTCTGTCCGCGCTGGCGCTGCTCCTGCGCCTTGATGCGCCGGATGTCCGCCTGGTCAAAGCCAATCATCTCCAGGAAGGTGTCCGTGCCGGCAAACTCCTGCCGGGAGGATGCGATCTTGATGGCAGCGTCCGCCGTCACCGCCACGCTGGGCATGGCTGGGTTCTTGAAATGGGCCACAATGCCGGTCTCTTCCTCGGTCAGGTCGGCAAGAGAGCACTCCCGGGCCACGGCCTGCGCCATGCAGGCGATGGTGCGCAGGGCGTCGCCGTTGCCGGTGTTCAGCTGCTGGGCCAGAAGCACCAGCGTCTGGCTCTGGGCAAGGATGGCGTCGCTGCTGGTGGGGTTGGCATCGTTCACCACGCCCACGTCGGTCACGGTCAGGCCGGTGGCCGCCGCAAACTGGGTGGCGGTCATCCGCATCTTCTCCACATGGGGCGTCAGGCTGCCCTGTGCCAGCTGGCCCAGGGTCGGGTTTTCACCGGTCTCCGGGTTGGCCGTGGCGGCGATAATGGCCCCCATGTAGGTCTTGAACTTGTTGGAAATGATGGCGTCATACTGCTCATCGGTCACGCCGAGGATGTACTTCTGGGGCGTGGTGGCAAATTCCAGCGCGATGGTGGCGTTGGCTGCCGTGCGGATGTAATCGTCGATCAGAGCGCGGATGGGCTTTTTGAGCCGGGAGCGGCCGAAGGGCTTGGAGTTGGTGGCGTTCCAGATCAGCGGCTCCATCAGCGGGCGGCCCATCTTGTGGGCGCAGCGCTGCGCCGTCCAGAAGCTGCCGTTTGACTGCAGCACAATGACCGCGTCATCCGTGTAGAAGTTGACCACAGAGGGCCGCCATGTGCCCTCGAAGTGCTCATCCTTCACGGTGTCCACGATGGCAAGGCCGCAGTCGATGCGGCCCTTCTCGCCGCTCCAGAGGGCGGCTGCCGTGGCAGGCGAGTGGAACCGGATGCTGCAGCCGATGGCGTTGTCCCCGGACAGGGTGGCAAAGGTGCAGCCGTATTTCAGCTCGTCCCGGCAGGCCTTGGCGTACTGTGCCACAAGGCGGTTGTCGGCCACCAGCTTTGCAAGGCTGTCCAGACTGCCGCCGGTGCCCACAAAGCCGTCGAACATGGAGCGGGCCGCCAGAACATCCACGGCCTTCTGGCCCCAGCTGCAGCCCACTTCCAGGTTGCGCAGGCCCTGCGGCAGGGCAACGCCAAGGTTCACGTCCTGCAGGGTGACGTGGCCCTCGTAATATTTATCTTTCAGGCGGTTGCGGCTCTGGTGGTAGTTGTAGGCGTCGGCCAGATCCTGCAGCTGCTGCAGTTCTTCCGCGCTCAGGCCCTCCACCGGGCCAAAATTCAGGGTAACGAACATGGTGCTCCTTTCAGCCGATGCGCATCTTGCGGGTGGGGTCGCGGCGGCAGGTCTTTGCGCCCCACAGGGCCAGCGCGCAGGCTTCCACCGGCAGGCTGTTCTCGCCGCCAAAGCCAAAGCCGCCCGCAAGGGGGCGCTTGGTGGCGGTGACGGCGCTCTCGTTCAGGGCGGTCTGGGGTGCGTACCAGGTCAGGTGCTGCTCATTCACCGCGTTGGTGAACAGGCTCACGGCGGCGATCACGTCCCGTGCTCCGGGCCGGACGACCGCGTTCTTTGCCTTCCAGACTTCCCGGATGCGCTCCACCAGCACGTCCACGCCGTTGCGCCCGTCGATGACCACGCAGCTGGCCTTGCCGTACCGGTCGCACAGCCAGTCGGCCAGCCATGCAAGGCCCTGCCCGGTGGGCCGCAGGTCGATAAGAGAGACGCGGGCGGGGCCCTCTTTGGGGATCACGGCACCGCACAGGCACACGGCGCTGCCGTCGGCGGCAAACTTGACGCCGTAGGCGGTCTTGCCCTCGGGCTTTTCGTCCTCGCTGGCGCAGGCTGCCCACGCCTTACGGTCGAGGGCATAGTCCAGATGTTCGGTGGCCACCGGGCTCCACCAGCCCAGGCGTTCCCGGGCGAAGGTGTCCGGGTCCAGCTGCTCGCTTTCACCCTCAATGGTGCCGTACTGGATGCGCCGCCCCAGCGCCGGGTTGGCCGCTGCCCAGCGGGCGGGGTCCTTCACGTCGCCAATCTCCGGCACCGAGAACTCGAACCAGGCGGCTTTTTGGGCGTCGCCGTCCAGCGCGCGCCGACGCAGCGCACGGAACACGGTGCCCACGGCGTCCGGGCCCGGCGGCGTGCCTACATAGATGGTCTGGGGGTTCAGGCTGGCTGAAATGGCCGGCAGGAAAGAGCCCTGGGCGGTCTCGTCCAGCTCCTGCGCCTCGTCGAAGATGAGCAGGTCGCCGTGCTGGCCGCGTCCGCCGTTGCGGGTGCGGGCCAGAAACTTGATACGGGCACCGCTTTTCAGGATGATCTGCTCCCGGCCCAGCGCCGTCTTGATCTCGGCCACATGGCGGCGCAGCTTGGGGCTCTCGAAAAAGGCCCGCATTTCCTCAAAAGTCTCGGTAGCGGTCTTTTGCAGGTGGGCCGTGTAAATGACGGTCTCGTTGAACAGCAGCATGCCGGCTTCCGCGCGGCCCTGCACCAGTAGGCTCTTGCCGTTCTGGCGGGGCACGCTGCCGCCCGCCGTGGGGGCAGTCCATTTGCCGGACACGGTGCGGCCCATCCAGTCATCCAGGATGTCGCTCTGCCACGGGTCCAGCACCGTGCCGCCTGCCCGCAGGATGCGCACGGCATCCGGCCCGTCAGTGGCCCGGTACTCCGGCGCGATGCGTTTGGACGGCTCCTGGCTTCCCATCATTTTCACGCTCTGCGAGGATCTCGCCGATCTCGTCGCCATCGTCGTTTGCTCCTTCGATCTCTTCTATCTCCCGGATGGTCTCCCGGTACTGCTTGGTGAGTGGGGGCAGGGCGCGGCAGTCCTCGCAGGTGTCGATGCCCGCCGCCAGCACCTTGGCCAGCTGTTTGAGCTGCTCCAGCCGGGTGCCCCGTGCCGTGATGCTTTTCATGGTCGCCATGGCCCGGAATACCTCCTTAAAATTTTCCCGTGTGTAAATCGGCGCTGGACGGACTGGGGTCGCCGTGGGCGGGGGCGGGGGCCCCTCCCCACCCCTCACCAGTCGCCGTCTGAAACCTTCGGAACGCGCAGGAATTTGCCCGATTTTGGGCCGTTTTGACCGGTTTTGTTGCCCTTTTGCGCGTTGCAGAACCAGTGTGCGGGTTGAAGGTTCGACCAATCTTCGGCAGCTGCCCGCGCGGACGGGTAGCCGAACTCCCGCCAGCGGGAAACGGGCTTGATCTCGTCCACCACGAAGGATAGCGGGTGCTGTGCGTCGGAAGGTTCGTCATAATGAATCGGCCCGAAACGCCCGTGACAGATGCCGCATTCGCCGCCCATCGCCCGGAGCCGGGCCCGGTTGCGCCGCCGCAGCTGGCCGTTGGCATAGCGCGGGTTGCCCATGCGGTTCACCTCCTGACAGACAAAAAGCCTGCACATGGCAGGCAGGCTTGCACCCCGCCAGGCACTCTCCGGGGGCCTTTGCAGGGGCGGGGGTGCTTTGCGGAGGGGGCAGGGTACAAAATGACCCCCTGGGTATAGACCGGGGGTGGGTACAAAAAAGCCGCCCCGGAATGGGACGGCTGAGAATGTTCAAGATTGCCCGGCTGGTACATTCAGGCTGTTGGTCGGTAAGGTGTTCCCCTGTGTCAGCCGGGCAGCACAAAGCCCGCAGGGGGAAGGGAGTAAGGGACCTTTCCTGCGGGCTATTGCATTTTAAATTTTAGCAGAGGTTGACAGTATTATCAAGTCCGGTCTGCTCCGGTTTGCTCCGGACTTTTGATGTCCAGCTGGCGGACGGCGGCGCTGTGATGCTGGAACATCTGGCTGCGGGACAACCGGACGTAAACGGCGATCTTGTCCCAGTCCTCCAGCAGGACGTACCGGCGGAACAGGATCATGAAATCCACCTCGTTGTCCAGCTGACTGAACACGTCCATCAGCTCGGCACGGATGGCGTCGCACACAGTGGATTGTGCTTCAGCAGCCTGCCTTGCTTCCTCGATGCGCTCCACCGCGCGGGGCAGTGCCTGACCGTCACCGCCGCCGCCCGGCATGGCGGAATAGCGCTGGGTGGTGTGCATGGCTTCCGCTTCCAGCGTAGCCAGCTCGTCCAGACGCAGCCGCTCGAACCGTTTGGCCGACCGGTACCGCCAGAGCCAGGCTTTTTTCTCTTCGTAGGTCATCGGACCTCCTCCACCCGGACGAACACCCCGCAGGGGTCCGACCAGAACTTCTCCACGATCTCGCTGCACACCTGGGCATCGTCGTCCCAGAAGTGCAGGCGGGTCATCTCGTCCTTGAGAGCCTTTTCCAGGTTGTCGGTGTCGGGTTTGCTGGTGCGCCACTCGCCGCTGCGGCGCTTGCCCTCGGTGGGGAAGCACCACTTGACCAGCAGCCGTACCGGCTGGCCTGCCGGGATGGGCGCTTTGGGCGCGTGGGGTGCCAGATAGGCGTGGAGCTTGGCGCGGGTCGCTTTCAGTTCCGGGCTGTCGTGCAGCACGGCGCAGGGCTTGCCGCCCTTCATGTAAGCGTGCAGCTGCTTTGCGTTGTGGGTGGTGGTGGGCGGCTGCATGGGGATAAAGAATTGTGTGTACATAGGGTTCACCTCGTTTTTCTTTTTTGATGCAGGCCAACGTGATGGGGAGGGTTCCCCGGATGGATGGGGGCTGTGCACGCCCCATCCTCCGGGATCCCCATCACACACGGACGGATTATGCTATTATATATAGGCATTTTCCGTCCCGGATCCGTAGGAAAATGCGGCATTTTCCGAAATCCGGAAGCCGGACGCGGACGGATTATGCGGGCATTTTACCGTTTTTGTACGTTGCGTAAAACAAAATATTGCAATTTGTAATCATCCGTTGGAACCGGGTTCTTTGCGTCCCACGTCCGCGCCATCTACCCAGTAACCGCCGTCCGCTTTCAGGCGGCGGCGCACGGTGTCCGGCTTCAGGCCCATATACTCGGCCATGGCGTAGACAGTGACCTTGCCGTCCATCGTGCAGGATTCGTAGGCGGTGGACAGCTCCACGGACTTGTTCTTGGCCAGCTTCTCCCGGCTGCCCCAGCGCTTTTCCGCGCCGCGTGTGGCAAAGCCTTTAACGTCGCCGTCCGGCTGCAGGTCCTCCAGCAGGCCGGTGTCCAGCTTGTGCACGGGGTAGTCGAACCAGAGGTTGACCGGGTCGAACCGGGCAAACTCGCGCAGGGTGCCCTCGATGCGCCAGGCGGTCATGCCGTCGGCCTTTTTCTCAGCGGCGGCCACCTCTGCGTCGATGGCGCGCAGGTCGGCAAGGCCGAGTTTTTCCTTAGCAATGGCCAGCATCCGGGTGCGGCTGAGGGCATCGTCCGGGCCGTAGGCATCGGCATGGCCGCGCTTATCCAGCATGGCCTTGATGACCCGGCAGGCGGCCTTGTTGTGCAGCTGCTGGCGGATAGCATCGGTTGGCACCAGCTCGGTCATGTCCAGCATGGCGTCCGGGTCACGGGCGAACACGCCGGAACCGGACGCACGGTCCATGCTGCGCTTGCCGCCCTGGGCACCTTTGCTGTGGTGATGGCAGTAGATCACGGCGCAGTCCAGTGCGCGGCACACAAGGTCAAACTGGTTGCAGAACTTGGCCATCTGGTCGGCGCTGTTCTCGTCGCCGGTGATTACCTTATAAATGGGGTCCAGCACCACGGCCATGTAGCCCTTTTTCTGGGCCCGGCGGATGAGCTTGGGGGCCAGCTTGTCCATGGGCACGGACGCACCGCGCAGGTTCCAGATGTCAATGTTTTTCAGGTGCTCCGGCGGCAGGCCCATGGCGGTGTACACATCCTTGAAGCGGTGCAGGCAGGAGGCCCGATCCAGCTCCAGATTGATGTACAGCACCTTGCCCTGGGCGCAGGAGAACTGGCCCAGCCACGGCTTGCCCTCGGCAATGGCGATGCACAGCTCGATGAGGGCAAAGCTCTTGCCGGCCTTGCTGGGGCCCGCCAGAAGCATCTTGTGCCCTTTGCGCAGCACCCCGAAGATGAGCGGGTCTGCCAGCGGGGGCAGGTGCTCCCAGTCGGCGGCGAGGTTCTCGGTGTCCGGTAGGTCGTCGGTCTCGGCTTCCAGCCAGTCCACCCACTCGTCCCAGCAGCTCTTGCCGAAATTGGTCTCCAGAAGCACCTGCCGCTTGTCGCCGCGCAGGATGCCGGGCATCCGGCTCAGGCGGCTGGGGTTGCGGTTCTGCTGGTCGAGGGTCAGGCCGTTTTTCTGGCAGGCAGCGTAGAGGTAATCCACCCGCTTGCGGTACTCGGCATAGTCCGGGGCGTCCACCTTGACGATGGCGTGGACGCTCTTGCCGCCGGAGTACACCAGCGCGGCGCAGGGCAGCTCCAGCTGCTTGATGATGGCCTGCTGCTTGCCCAGCTCCATGTTATCGCACTCCACAAGGGCGTAGCGGTAGGCGGTGACGTTGGCGTCCTTGCGGCCTGTGCCGTCCACGGGGTTGAAGCAGATCCAGGCACCCACCTCCGGGTCCCAGTCGCCTAGCACCTTGCCGAGATCCCCGCCGCAGGTGCCCAGTTCGGCAAGGAGCTGCCCGGCGGTGCGGGTCCAGCTGCCCTTGGCCGGGCGGCGTTTGTCGTCGGCCATGAAACTCTCGGTGACATAGGCCACATACTCGTCCTCTTCAAACAGGGCCTGCAGGTAGCGCCTGAGCTGGTCCACAGGGTCCCACTGTTCCGGCAGGGCGAGATCGTGGGCTTCCACCCAACGGGGGTCTACCAGCTGGCCGTCTGTGTGGTTCGTCCCGGCGGAGATGTCGTCGTTCCAGTCCAGTGCATGGCCGGCAGGGCCTCTCCATCCGCTGGAATAGGCCAGCTGAAAGATACTGCTGGCCGTGACGGGGCTGCCCCCGCCGCCGTGGAAACTGGCCCACTTCTTGGCGCACTCGCCTTTGTGGTAGCGGCCCCCGTCCCGGGCGCTCCACTGTTCCCATGCTTCCACGGGCAGGCCGGCTTCCTTCAGGCCCATGCCCACCAGGATCCATTCGTCGTAGGTCAGGGCGGACGGGCTGAGAAAATCCAGCGCTTCTTTGAGTTCATTCGCATTGTCCATTCACGTTACCATCCAAAATCAAAAGGACTGTCTGCAGCAGGCGGCTCCGCAGCGGGGGTATAGGTGCGGGGGTTCACGCCCTTGGGCACGCCGCGCCAGCCCTGAGCCGCTATGCGATCGATCATGTGGCGGGCGGCCTCAAAGCTCCAGGTGCCCACATGCTGGAACCCGTACTTTTCCAGACAGCGGATCTGTTTGGGCGTGGTCAGGCCCTCGTCCCGGCGCTTGTTCAGGCGGTCCAGCAGCAGGGCGGCCTTGCCGGCGGATTCCACTGCGTCCGGCAGGATGCCCAGCTTTTCCAGCGCGGCGGTCTGTTGCTCGCTGGGCGGACCGGCCTCCCAGCCAAAGGCGGGCACATACCCGGCCAGATCTTCGGCCTGAATGCTCATTTCGTACTGCAGCGGGTCCACCAGTTTTGCCTTTTTACGGCGCTGCTCTTCCAGCTGCTTGGCAAGGGCTTCTTCCCGCTGGGCCACCACGTCCTCGCTGGCCTGGGCGGCGGCCTCCTCGATGTCCTCCGGGCAGCCGGTCTCGGCCAGATGCTCGGTCATCTGGCGGGCCACAGTGCGGTCCTCACAGACCAGGTCTGCCGGGCGGCACAGCTCGTGCTTGTCGGTCATCCACAGGAAATCCAGCAACAGCAGGTCGGTCTTGCCCGGGGAAAGGCGGGTGCCGCGCCCCACCATCTGGCTGTACAGGCTGCGCACCTTGGTGGGCCGCAGCACCACCACGCAGTCCACGGAGGGGCAGTCCCAGCCCTCGGTGAGCAGCATGGAGTTGCACAGCACATTGTATTTGCCGGCGTCGAAGTCGGCCAGCACCTGCCTGCGGTCGTCGCTCTGGCCGTTGACCTCGGCAGCCCGGAAGCCGTAGGTGTTCAGCAGGTCCCGGAACTTCTGGCTCGTCTTGATGAGAGGAAGAAACACCACCGTTTTGCGGCTCTTGCAGCGCCGAGCCATTTCGGCGGCGATCTGCTCCAAATACGGATCAAGGGCTGTGCCCAGGTCGCCCACGGCGTAGTCGCCGCCGCTCATGGTCACGGATGTAATATCCAGCTGCAGCGGGATGGTCTGGGCCATGATCTTGCACAGATAGCCCTCCTTGATGGCGTCGGTCAGCTTGTACTCAAAGGCCAGGCTGTCGAACACCTCGCCCAGATTGCGCATGTCGCCGCGGTCCGGCGTGGCGGTGACGCCAAGCACCTTGGCCCCACTGAAGTAGTCCAGGATGCGGCGGTAACCGTCGGTGATGGCGTGGTGGGCCTCGTCGATGATGATGGTGCCGAAATAATCCTGCGGGAAGCGTTCCAGCCGGGCGGTGCGCTGCAGGGTCTGCACGCTGCCCACCACCACCCGGAACCAGCTGTCCAGGCAGGTGGATTCGGCCTTTTCCACGGCGCTGACAAGGCCGGTGGAACGCTGCAGCTTGTCGGCAGCCTGTTCCAGCAGCTCGCCCCGGTGCGCCAGAATGAGCACCCGGTCGCCGGCACGCACCTGATCGGCAGCCACCGACGCAAACACAATGGTTTTGCCGGTGCCGGTGGGCAGCACCAGCAGGGTGCGGGCATGGCCGTTCTCCCACTCGGCATGGATGCGTTCACGGGCCTGCTGCTGGTAGGGTCTCAGTTCCTGCCCCATCAGAACGCCCCCTGTGTCCAGCCCTGCGCAGGGGCCGCCTTCGGCTCCGGCGGCGGCAGGAAGCGGGTGACCTCGTTGCTCTGGCCGGTCTCACCGGCGTGAGGGCCGCTCTGTTTGGTGTACTCCCGGACGCCCAGCTTGCAGATGCCCTTGGCACCTACCACCTCGTTCCAGCGGGGGCGGAAGGTTTCGCCCCGCTTGCACTGGCCGATGCTCTCAAAGAACGCGCCCAGCAGACCCTGGGTCTTGGTATGCAGGTACAGGCGGTGGGTCACGGTGGTGTCGCCCTTGGCCCCGCCATAAATGCGCAGGGTCAGTTTTGCCATGGAGCAGGGCGGCAGCTTGGCCCCGCCCTCATAGCGGGCACGCTCCATCTGGGTCACTTCAAAGGGGTACTCGCCCTCCGGCAGCAGCACGAATTCCTGCTGCTCGTTGGTAAACTCGTCATCCCAACCCAAAGCGAAACCTTCGTTGTTCATCTCGTTCATAATGCTTCTCCTTTATTTAATGTACGTTAAAACGGCAGGTCACGGCTGTCCAGGACCATCTGCAGCACCTGCGGCCATGCGGCGATCAGGCAGCCCTCCACAAAATCCATGGGGTAGTCCTTGATGGGCATATCCTCCGGGAAGTAGCCCCGCTCGCCCACTACATGCTGCAGCTCTTCCGGAGTCACGTTGTTGGCGCTCATGAGCGGAGCCAGTTTTTCCGGCACGCCCAGGGCGACCAGATCCGGCGTGAGCAGGGCCTTAGGAACCTCTTCACGGGGCGGTTCCGGCTGTGCCTGCGGGGTGGGCAGGATGTCGGCATCCGGCTGATGTTTGGGCTGCGGGGCAGGAGCCGGGGCGTGCTGCACCGGCGTCTGGGTAGCTGCCGGTGCGCTGCCGCCGGGCAGGCAGTGGGCAATGCTGGCGTAATCAAAGGGCACCTCCTCCGGCAGGTCAAAGCGGTTCTTGGCGTCCCAGCAGGCGTGGTGGGTGGTGTACAGCACCCGCTTGCCGCCGCTGGCCTTGTTCTTGGCGTTTGGGCCGCTGCCGGCCTTTTCCACCACCGTTTTGTAGTTGGCGAACAGCAGCATATCGCACCACTCCTGCAGCAGCGGGGCCACCTGCTTGCTGGTTTTCATGCCCCAGCGGTCGTAGTTGCCCACGGCGTCCGGCTGCTCAAACTTGGTGATGGCGGCATGGGCCAGCACCACCACATTGTGGCCGGCGTTCAGCACCTCTTCCAGGGCATCCAGCAGCTTGCTGAACTCCTCCTTGACGTAGGTGTAGCCCTTGCCGTAGCCAAAATCTTCGATGCCGTTGACCTTGGCACGGGCGCACACCGCCTGGATGCACAGGCGCTCGGCCCAGTCGGCTGTGTCGATGACCAGCGTGCTGCAGGGCACGTTGCCTTTGCGCACCTCGGCCACCTCGTCCAGCAGCATGGCCCAGCTGGTGGGCTGGGGCAGACGGGCCACGTTCAGGCGCTTGGTGCCGCCCTCGGTGTCGATGAACACAGGGCTCGGGAAGTGGGAGGCAAAGGTGCTTTTGCCGATGCCCTCCGGGCCGTACAGCACGGTTTTGACGGGGGCGGTCTGGATGCCGCTGGTGACTGCATACTTGCTCATTTAAAACGCTCCTTTCGTCCAGCTCCGGGGCTGGGGCTTTTCGGTGACGGGCGGCAGGGTGGTTTCGGCATCCTTGACCATGCCGTCCTCAATGATGATCTGGCACTCGCTGCCGGTGGAGACCCGGGTGGCGATGGCCTGCAGGTGCTCTGCTTCCAGCCAGCGGCCAAACTCGGTCAGGGTGGTCAGGTCCATCTGCTCCAGCTTGTCCAGCAGTACAAAACCGCAGTCCGGGTTCAGGCGGCGGACGATGGCGGCGGCCACCCGCAGCTGATCGCTGCCGGACATATCCCGCCAGTGCTTTCCTTTATAAGTAAGAGCACCGTCTTCCACGCTCAGCTCCGGCAGGGGCAGGTCGGCCCCGTTCAGCAGGGCCATGCGCTCGGCACGCTTGTCCTCGATCTGGCCGGTGAGCTTGTCGTAGTCGCTGGCGTACTGGGCGGCCTCGTCCTTGGCGCGGGCTTTTTCGAGGTTGGCACGCACCTTGCGGTTGGTCTCCTCGACCTCCCGGATGGACGCTTCCAGCGCAGCGGTGGATTCGTCCTGAAGCTGCTCCGCCGTTTTGCTGGCATCCATGGCCTGCGTGAACAGCAGCGTGTGCTTTTTGCTCACTTCGTCCCGCTGGGCGGTCAGCTCGGCGATGCGCTCATCCAGCCGGTGCATCTCGGCCATGGCCTCATCCCGCTGGCGGGTCAGCTCCTGCGCCTGCCGGCGCTTGCGCTGGTTCTCGCCGTTGCGGGCCAGAATGTCCTGCTGCTGGCGGATGAGCTCGGAGGCGCTCACCGGCTCGTCCGGGGCTTCCGGGTAGGAGATCATTTCCTCGGCAAAGTGCTTTTTCTGGGCGGCCAGCTGACCGGTGAAGGTGCGCTTGTCGTACAGGCCCTTGATCTCCAGATCCCGGGTGTGCAGCTCGGCCCCAATGCCGATGATGCGCAGCAGGATGTCAGCCTTTTCCTTGTCGCTGGCGTCCATGAAGCGGGGCAGGTCGAGGGCCAGCGGCTCCACAAAGGCGTTGAGCAGCTGTTGGCCGCTGCGGCGGCCCGTGGGGTCGGTGACGGTCAGGCTGGCATTTTTGCCCTTGCGCTCCACCACCACGCCGTTGGACAGTGTGACCTTGAGGTGAGCAGGAGCGATAGCTCCGTCCCGCTGTGCGGCGTCCGGACGGAAACGGTCCCCGCCCAGGGCCCACGCCAGCGCGTCCAGCACGCTGGTCTTGCCCTGATTGTTGTTGCCGCCTACGAGGGTGAGCCCGGTGGGGGCAGGGGTGAGCGCAACCGCCTTGATGCGCTTGACGTTTTCGGCCTCAAGGGCCGTAATGGTTACAGACATTTGGAAACCTCCCCTTGGATCTGTCCGAGTGTGTGAACGAGCATATTGGTCAGCTGCTCCCGCTGTTCGGGCGGAAGCCTGCGGAGGGACGGGACCACCATTTTGCCGATGTTCTGGAAAGAACGGTCGGCCAGCAGCACGTTGTCATAGGAGCTGTGGGCATCCTGTTCGGTGCCGGAAGAAGCCTGTTCCAGCTGCGCCCGCAGCTCGGCGGTCATCTCGGCGGCCATCTGGTACGCCTTTTCTCCGGCACGCCTGTCCACCTCTTCTTCGTCCACCACCGCGGTGATGGGCTGGCTTTTCAGCGCGTCGTTCTCGGCCTTGAGCTTATCACCCCGGAGCTTGGCGGCCTCGGCCACCTGCCGGGAGCCTGCCAGCTGGTTCTCCGCGTCCTTGGCGCGGGCCTCGGCCTCTGCACGGGCCTGCTTTGCCGCCTCACACTCCCGCAGCAGCTGCCCCTTTTCTTCGTGCAGGGCGTCGTTCTGGCCGACCTCGTAGTCAAGATTTTCTTGTGCCGCCTTTGCTTCGTCCTGTGCCTTGCTCACCATGCTCCATGCTTCTTCCTCCCGGGCTTCGGCGGCGGTAGCACGGTCCTTCAGGCCGGAGATGTCGGCGTGAGCGGCTTCCAGTTGGGCGTCTTTGCTCTTGATCTGGGCCAGAAGGTCCTGGACACGCTGGCTGTCTCCGGCGGCGGCCACCACCTGGTCCGCACAGCCGGACCGGGTAATGAGGTTCAGGTCCTTCCGGGTCAGGTTGGGCAGCTGTTTTAATTCCGCAACAGTTGCGGAATTAAAAGCATCACCGTTTTTGACCATCGTTCTGGCACTGCCCTCGCTCAGCCCCTTGCTCTCGTACCACTTGGTCCAGGTGCCGCCGCCATAGCGACCTGCCTTGGCCGTCAGGGCGTGGATCCGGGCCAGGTAGATGCAGGAAACCAGATACTCGTCCTGGGCGGTGCCGTAGTGCAGGTCAAACTGCTGGTCTGCATCGGCGGCAGCTCCTGCCAGGTCCCCCAGAGGGGAAAAGTCAAAGCCGGGGGCTGAAGGCATCGACACAGAAGAACCGTCCGCCGATGCGGCAGGGGCCGATTCGCAGTTCTGCAGGGATGTCACGGGGGTCAATGCGCTTGCATCCTCCTCGCTCTCCGAGGTGGTCAACGTTTCCGTTGCGGCATTCGGGGCAGCAGTCTCTGCCGTAGTCACAGCAGCATCCGCATTCTGGACAGGTGTACATGAGAGAATCTCCTTTGCTTTTTTGATGTCAGCAAGGATCTTTTCCATTTCCTGCTGCGGTGTCATGCCCTTGCGGTTGCCATCCGGATTGAAAAACCGAGCCAATAGAGCCGCTTTGGCAGAAATACCCTTTTTGTTGGCAGCGCAGACGAATGTACAGCAGTAGCGGCCATTGTGGGAGTAATCAGTGGGGCGAATCTCGTCTCGAGAAAAGCCACCCGTGAGTTCGCCTTGAGGGAAAGTATCTTTGACCCATGCACTGATCTGTTCCAGAAAGTCGAAATCCAGGCTGAACACAGAGCAGGTGCATTTGTCTTTGGTCGAGCCGATGAAGAGGGAGTCATATGAGAGCGTTCTGCTCATCCGGCACTCGTAGCCCTTAATATCCTGCACGAAACGTTTGGCAGTCTCGTTCCACTCGTTACCGCCCCACGGCATAGCGTAGGGGCAGCCATAGCATTCATGGCCCGGGCCGTACCCTTCCAAGCGGTTGCCGGTGTTGTCGGCATTGGTGGACTTCTTCACTCTCCGCCCACACTTGCAGATGTAGGTGCTCATACCCGCACCTCCGTGTCCTTCAGACGGTCCAGCAGCTCGGCGAGCAGGGCACCGGACAGCGGCTTGATGTCGCCGCCACGCCAGCCATAGCAGAAGATGGTGCCGCACAGGGGCTGGCCGCGCACCACACGGTTGACCGGCTGGCCCGCCGTGCGGAAGAACAGCACCGCCGGGGTGCGCGGGAAGATGTAATGCTCCACCGTGCCGCCAAGCCGGGCCTCCATAGCGGAGAGGGTGTCCGGCAGATTTGCCGGTTCCGGGGCGCGGCCCGGTTCGATCAGAATACCTTTCATGCTTGTAAAAACCTCCAAAGTGTGTTATTCTTCGGGGTGATGGGGAGTAGAAAATCCATCACCCTTGGGCTCGTCCGTGCTGCGAACACGGGCGGGCCTTTTTGTTTTGCGTGGCAGGCTGTCCACCTCGCTGCGCGGGATGAGCTCCCGCTGGCAAATGTACTTGACGTGCTGCCTGCCGTCCTTGAACCAGTGGCAGACGGAAGCGGCAAAAGAATTTGCGCTGGCGTAGCCCAGCCGCCGGGCGCACATGGCAGCCGTGCCGCTGGCCAGCAGGTCACCGCTCTTGGCGTCCCAGACCGTATACCAAAAGGCATTGTTGACAAGGTCAGGCATGGGGGTTACCCCACCTTCCGCTTGCCCTTGACGGTGTTCTGGGGCTCCTTGTGGACCTTCTTGCCGGCTTTCTCCTCGGCGTCCTGCACGGCAAAGCTGATGCGCATCAGGGCAAGGGCTGCCAGAATGAGCACCATGGCGGTGGTGAACTCGCCGTCGGTGATCGTGCCGCCCAGCTGGGCCCCGCCCTCGATGCCCATAGCATACAGCAGGCCTGCGCCCAGACTGGCGGCTGCCAGCACCTGCAAAACGGTGGATTTGATTTTCATGCAGTTTCTCCTTTCTCGACGGCGGGGAAAAAATACTCCCCGATCTGCTCCTGCGGGATGTGCAGCTCCCTGCAAATGGCGGTGATCTCGTAATGGCGCCACTCATTGTTCTTTTGCTCTGGCTTCGGGTTCAGGCGGGTGGACAGGGTACTTTCACCCATGCCGACCAGCTTGGCGAACTCCCGGTGCTCAAACCCTTCGTCCTCGATGAGGCGGGCCAGCTTCAGGTAAGGGCTTCTTGGCCTTCTCATGGCTTTTGTCCTCCTTCTTTTTGCGGATGTGTGCCAGCCGCTCCGGCTGGCGTTTGTCCCAGCGCTGTTCTGCCCAGCGCTTGTTGCGGCCGTTCACTGGGCGGCCTCCTTGCCGGTAAAGCCCATCGCCAGCAGCGAAAAGCCGTCCCGGTTCATCAGGTACATGGGGTACTTCTGGTGGTTCTGAGGGTGGACGTACTCGGTCTTGAAGAACAGCGGGGTGTCCCCATTTTTGGGGAAGCTCTTCACGATTTCCGCAATGTCGCGGATGACGTGGTCATGGCGTTTGCCGAAGCGCTTGGCGACGTCCCGGTTGGATGCCACCGGTTCGCCGTTCTGGGTGGATAAGATGATGTCGTTCATGGTGAAGATGTACCTCCTTATTTTCGATGTGTTTTGATATAACGTTCGATTCTTTCGCACACACGGCAGACTGCTGTATAAAATTTGACTTTCTGCTCAGTGACGAGTATTTTAATAATCAGAATAAGTTTGTCCATAGAACCTCCCAAAGAAAGGAATGATAAGATGAGTGATGAGAAGAATAGCGGCAACACCTTTAACATCAATGCCGTACCAAGTTGCATTGACGAACCTGTAAAGGCTGTTCTGAACCCCGGTGCTAATCAGATTGGAACTCTTTTTGGAGATCTTCTTGCAATGGCAACAAGTAAAATCCATTTTTCAGCAGAAAAGATGCGTTTACAACAAACACATGACTTAGAGGAGTTTAAAAAATCACTGGGTGAAAAGTTGAATGCAAAACCTGCGGAATGCTTGGTTGAACCTCGTATGCAGGTGGTTGGCCCTGCTATCGAAAATGTCAAGTACTGCATGGATGAGCCGCAAATCAGCGAAATGTTTCAAAATCTTCTTGCAAATGCAGCAGACGAACGCTATCAAAGTAAGGTTCATCCGTCTTTTCCGGCAATGATTGCACAAATGTCACCTCTGGATGCTGAAAATTTAGAACTTTTCAACAAGGATGATATATATCCTGTTGTCCAGTATCAGTATGAAATGGAAGGGCATAAACACAGCATCGCTTTCACCAATTGCTTTCTGGCTAATGAAAAAATGAAAGACAAATCTTCCCTGGAATTACAAGCAACCTCGTTAGCCTCTTTAGAAAGACAGGGCCTTATAGAGATCAACTATGGCGCTTGGCTAACAGATGAATCGCTCTACAAAGAATTTGAGAGTACGGCGATTCTGCATGAGTTGAAAGATACACTTGAAGCTATGAAAGCCACATCAGAAGAAAACAACAGGCGTTTTCAAAAGGTTGAAATTGCACAGGGTCTTGTTCGACTGACTCCATTAGGAAAAGCTTTTGTTGCGGTGTGCTGCAATATTGAGTAGTTGGCATCTTGCCCAGCGGTTCGCCGGGCTTTTTGTTGTCATTCATGTGGCTCACCTCCTTTCACTCTGCACCTCTGGGCTTCTTCCGGCCAGCGCATCGGCCATGATCTCATCGAAGCCCGGCAGGCCAAAGGCTACGATGCTCAGCTGGTCGATGCGGCTGTCCAGCGTGGCCTGTGCCCGCTGCACCAGGCTCTCGGCCTGCCGCAGGTTGTCGCAGATCTTGCCGTAATCGGTCTTGGCCTGCATATACCGGGCTTTGTAGTTGTCGCGGTGCTTGATGAAGTCGTTGCGCAGATTGATGACATCGGCCAGCTCTGCTTTTGCGCTGCCCACCGCCTGAATGGCGGCGTTCAGCCGGGTGTTGGTGGCTTCCAACTGCTCAATGTGCTGCTGTGCCTGAAAGCTCTCGTAAGCACCTGTTTTGCGGATGGCGGGCAGCACCTCGCTGGTCACCCAGCGCTTGAAGGCCTTTGCCTTGGGCATCTTGCTGGATAAGATCAGGCTGTACAGACCCGATTCGTTGATGATGGTCGGGTGCTGTTCGCGTCCCATGGGGTCGTGAATCACGACCTCATCGCTCTGGCGCTTGTCCTCGGCGTCAACATGACGGTCAAGTGCATCCTTGTGGTTCTTGTACCCCAGTGCTGCAGCAACGTCCTTGCCGACCAGCCAGGGTGTGCCGTCAATCTCGACGGTGCGCACCTGCCCGAACTCGGGGTTGGAGAATGTGGTTAAGTCGTTCATGTGGGTTTGACCTCCTTGTGGGTGGCTCCCTTCTGCGGTATACTTAAGAGGAAGGGAGGCGTGTTGTATGGGTCTTTACGATAATCTTAACAGTGCCTGGCAGGTTCATGATGTCATGAGGCAGTTTGCGGAACAACAAGAGCAAGAAAATCGAATGATACAAAATTCGATTGCTCGCAAGGAAAAATTGGCAAACGCCCAACTTGGTTCCGCGGAAGATATTCGCAAAATGTTAGAGATGATGGAAGCTGACCAAAAAGAGCAAACCGAGGAAAACAAGAAGAATAGAGAGCTCGCTCTCAAAAGCTATAAGGTTTCCCTTGCGGCCGCGTTTTTTGGCGGTGCGTCCTTTTTGGCTGCGCTCATAACGCTAATCTTACAATTGTTAGGATGAGTGCGGCAATTTGAAAAACCAGTGCGATGCACTGGAAGAAAAGTGCAAGTCTCATCAACTCTGCCGTTGTCCAGTTGGAAAGCCGTTCTTTCCAGCCGGGCTTTTTGTTGTCCTTCATCTTCTTCACCTCCTTGCTTGTTGTAAAGATTGTTGTGAAATCTCAACTTTTAGGGCAGAAAAAATAGTGCCCGATTTTAGTAACCGGAATGCTGAGCAGGTCGCAGAGACGAGAAATCTCATCCTGACGGAATGCAAATTCTCCGGCAAGTTTTCGGTTCAATTGTCCTTCACTTACGCCGATTTTCTCAGCACATTCCTTTTGCGTCAGGCCACATTCAGTGATTCTGCCCCGCAGTCGGTTATAGTCCATTTCTGGCATTTTGCTCACCTCCTATGGATTATTTACGGTTGTGAATTTCTCAACCACACCACGAGTATAGTCCATCGGTTGCGATTTGTCAACAGTAAATTTTGAGATTTCTGAACTTTTTGCACTGAAAGTATTGATTTTTCGCAACCGCTCACATATAATTAAACCAGACTACGTTGAAAGGGCGTTAAAATATGAAAATCTCAACCTTTGCTCAACGACTTCGTGCAGGTCTGGACGCACGCCAAATGACACAAGCGGAACTTTCTAGCAGGTCGAAAATCTCAAAATCAAGTATTTCACACTATCTGAAAGGTGACTGGGAAGGAAAGCAAGATGCGGTTTACTCAATCGCTCAAGTGCTGAATGTTTCTGAAGCCTGGCTCATGGGCTATGATGTCCCGATGGACGCAGAGCACGCCACCCCCTCTCAGCCCGCGCAGAAGGCCACAATCCCACCGGGGTTTGAGCCCATGCCGGAGATGGACATGGTCCCATTGGTGGGCCGGATCGCCTGCGGTACGCCGATCACGGCGGAACAGAACGTGGAGCGCATAGTCTGTGTGCCGTCCAAGTGGCGCTCCACCTTTACACTGACCTGCAAGGGCGACAGCATGGAACCACGGATCCATGACGGTGATCTGGTGGCCATCCGGAAGCAGCCGGAGGTGGAAAACGGCGAGATCGCTGCTGTGCGCATCGGGGAAGAGGCAACCCTGAAGCATGTCTATCTGCACGAGAACTTCATTGAACTGAGGCCGGAGAATCCGGCTTTCAACAGCATCATCCTCAGCCGGGAGGACATGAACGACGTTGTAATCGAAGGCAAGGCCGTCGGACTTTGCCGGGATATATAAACAAAACAGGAGGACATTATTATGGGCTTTATGGACACATTACAAAAAGAATCTTCTTACTCAGAGGCATCGGGCAACGCATACCAGTATGTTGTTCTTCAGGTGACGCTGAAAGAAAAGTTTATCGGTACAGGTTCCGGCAACCTGACGGAGTTGGAAAACGTCATCAACCAGCAGGCTGCTAAAGGCTACCGCCTGCACACGATTACCACCGCCAACGGTGGCAGCAAGGGCCTGATGGGCGGTGACCGCATTCAGGCTACAATGGTTTTTGAAAAGGTGAACTGATATAAGGACGAAAGAAAACGCCCGCCGGGCATGCCGATGGTCTACACCGGCCCGGAACTGAACAACGTGCAGATCGAGGGCAAGGCCGTGGGCTGGACCCACTGGGTGGGGTGAAAAGGTATATGATGTTCAAGAATGCGTGAAATTTTATTGAAATGTTGTAAGTATCACTTTTAAGTGATATACTCTGCAATAGGAGGAAGTGATTTTTCTGAACAAAGATCAATTCTTGAAATTACTGATCCAGTTGTTTTCTGAATATGATGATATGCTGATATTACATTCTGACACCTTGAAAGAACTGGTTGTGCTTCTAAAAAATGCAGGAATGGAAGGGCAATTTCTTTCTAAGCTGGAAGAATATCTTTCAAACCTGAAAATGTATGGAGATGCGGCCATTGGCGGAAGAGGTGCGCCGATGGAACATCTTAGTGGTGAAGCCCCGTTGTGTTCAATGCGCTTTCTGTTTGCGACTACGAATTTTCGCATTATATTTGCTTATCAGAATGAGCATATTTATCTACTGTCTACGTTCCACGAACGGGCAGGGAAAAAGAAAACCAGTTATTCGGCACATATTCCAATTGCAAGACAGCGTTTAGAAGAATTATTGAAGGAGAGATGAAAATGCCCTGCAAAGCAACATTGGCCGATTTGGTGGAATCCTTGGCTGAAAACATGTCTGTAGTTGAGTTGGCTCAAACTGCAATTCGTGTTGAAATCAGCAAGACCATCAGAGAGGCGCGCAAACAACTGAATTTATCCCAAAAAGAACTGGCCGAAAAAATGGGTGTAAAGCAAAGCATGGTATCCCGCTGGGAAAGCGGAGAATGCAACTATACGATCGATACTCTTGTGCAGATCGCTAATGCATTGAATCTTTCTGTAGAATGTCCTCTGGTCTTTGAGGAAGTATCCGTGCCGGTAAATTCTGTTTCGGTTCGCCCGCAGAGTGCACACACGATTGTTTCTGAAAATACAGAGTTTTCAAATGTGATTCGGCTTGACTTTGGAAAGGTGACAAATGGAGGGGCTGCATA